TGGACATAAACTTCGGTCGTTGAGATACTTACGTACAGACGTGCATCCATCTGGCGAAACATCTGTCTTCATCTCAATCGATCCTCCAATCGTGGGCGAGAGGCCACGTGTAAGACACGTTGACTGGAGGCTGTGGCCCCCCCCCGATTTCCCCTGCACATAACACCCATAAATGTAATGTTATTTTTTAGCAGGTAGTGTAGTATAACAAGTATAGTTGAACTTGAACGCTGCTGATCGCAGACATCATGGGGGACGAGCCCCATTCTGTCACTGGCGTTGTCGAACGCTTCGCGTGTTCGAACACGACAGTGCTGGTGTTCGGTAAGGGGGATTGAAGTGATGTTCATTCAACCCACTCTTCCCCGCATTGGTAACAAATGCAATGGATAACGTGACGATCGTCTTCAGGACTAGCCGTCAAATTACCAACAATGATTCTCTTACAATCTCGAACTTGTAAGGTGTAACCACAATGGTCACACTTTCGGTCAACACATTCCGCTACCATACTCGAACACCCTTTCAGTGAGGCCGAGCATGTGACCGATCAAAACCGCCAGAAGGTAGCTGACGTTGTTTTGCTTAACGTGGTTAAGTACCGCTGCGCCACGTGCTGTGGCAACGGCTGTTTCTGCTGTATTTTCAATAATTGACATTAATTTCACATCCGTTGCATGTTGTGAGCTTTCACACCTTTGTAGTCTCCAGACTTGAATTCAAGAGACAGTGCCTGATCTACTTGAGCCACGTCTTGGCCGACTACTCGCAATGCGATTAATCCGCAGGGAGCATCAAAGAAACCAGTCGAGAATCGACCGCCAGATGCACCCATAGCAAGTGTTCCAACTTTGACCCAGTTGCCACTTGTTTGCATAACTGATTCGTATGGGGCTACGTTACCATCTGCTTGAAGAGCTTCAGATTCGAAAGCTGAAGAATCAGCATGGAGATTGTCATATGGACCATCACCTGTTGTTAAAGCAGGACTTTGCGGTGCTCGACTGCTTTCACTGTACTCTTTCATGATAGCGTATTGGTTGCCGACTGGAACGGAGTTCCAGGTAAACGTGCGAACAACGCCCGCTTGATCTTCAACAGTGGATAAAACAAATTCGCCGCCATCATATGCCATGCTAGCTGCAGCGCTCATGTTGTTATCCCCACGTGGAACGAGTTCCTCAACCACGCCCAGCCCGTGATCGACTCTGAAGTCGAAGTAACGTGCAACTTGTGATTTCGAAATATTTTCTCGTTCGTCTTCGTAAGACTGGTCAAAGTTTTCCTTTGCCAACTCCCATGCTCGAATAGCATTCCAAGTGGACTTGATGCACCAGACTTCAACAGATTGTCCGGCGGCTAGAGCGGTAGGATCTACGTCAAGCTTACAGGTATACATCTTGCCTTGACGCATTAATCTGCGATTGATTGCGGAAGCACAACGTGCAGCGTCGATGATTCCGGTTCCACCGCCAACGGCTGCGGGTGCAATTAATGAGAACTTGCGCTGAACTGGATAAAAATCCAGAGGCTTCTTTCGAGAAAAGGATGGATCCTTTCTCTTTCCTTTCTTTTTGTAATTTGATGGACCTGCCATGGGTCCTTCTACAAGAAATTGGTAAATTGTCTTTCCGGTCCATTTTTCATCCAATCTCCAAATGGTCGGGCGAGTCTAGGAATACTTCGAGTTGATTTAGAACTCGTTATTCCGCCAAAAGTAACATCTTTCAAATTGACCTTACCATTGAGGAAGTCGGAGACTTCAGGTAATTTGTTATCTGGCACTTTAACTGGCTTTGTCACGTATTCTACTTTCTTCGAATAACGTGCAATTGATGCCAACTCATCTTCGCTGGCAATATCCAAAGTGTATAGTCGACCTAGGCCCAACGGTTCTAAGATCCGTTTGTTACTCCTGGTCTTATTCTCAAGCTTCTCTGATTGAAGCTTCATCGTTAGATCGTCATTCCATTCTCGAACAGCTGTTGTTTCCTTCAAAGGAACATTCCAGTCTTCTTCGAATCCCACCAACACGGAATGCATATGTGTATTCCATTGGTTGCCGGACTTATTGGTAAATTCAATAAAATGGGATCCTCCAGAAATTCCCCATTCCTTCAGTCTGGTGTTAAGACCACGCATACTGTGCCAGCCAGTGTAACCGGACATGGTAGTCCTTTTCGTCAAGTAATCATACTGCTCACTTAGACTGGCTGACCGAACCTTCGAACTTTTACCAGGTAACGTCGAAGTCAGCACTCCAATTTTAATTGGTGCTCCCTGTTCTTCTGCCAAGTCAATATCATATTGTAAGCTCTTAGCGATCTTCCACTGATTCCGCCTTGCTCGAACTTTCTCACACCCTGGACAAAGTCTCCAGCGTGGACATAAACTTCGGTCGTTGAGATACTTACGTACAGACGTGCATCCATCTG